ACTCTTTGAAGTTACTCTGATGGATGCGCCGCTCAAGTAACTGTACTGCTTCGTTGTCGAGAACAAACTTGTAGAAGTTCTCCCAATCTTGGCAGAAGAAGCGTTCATTCAACTTTCTCATCACTGTACCGTGGCGCGTCTTGATGCTATCTGCGTTGACAGAATTACACATCTCAAGCATCACGGCTTCTAACTTCGCCATATCTTCTTTCAGCGCGTTGTCTGCGGCTTCGTAATCACGGGCCAACTTCTCACGCTGAGAGCGTATTGCTAAATACGCTTCGACTAACTCATCTGTGTTACCCACTTTTACTCCTTACGCTCGTTGTAGTAAGCGTGACCCTGTTCTATAAACTGTTTTGGACTAGTTACTTTGTGATAGTGCGTGTCCATCTCGCCACGAAACGAAACATCAAGTTTCTTGATAACAGATTCAACAATCTTAGCGGCGCGTGAACTAACACCGCATGACAGCCATACTCGGTTTCTGATGTTTATCAGATCTTGTAGCGTCTTCTTAAAATCCGCAGCAAGAGCTAAATGTTCTTCATGCGTTAATGGTTTCAATCTACTCATCGTTTACTTCCTCCAACTCCTGTTTGTACAGGTCTACTAACTTTTGATGGTGATTAACTTTACCTTGCAGCATTGCGTACATCTTTTTCTCAACTTCAGATCCACGCAGATGCACTACTGACATCTTGTTTACTTGACCGACTCGTTCAATACGCGCAATACACTGTAGATACGTTTCGACTGACATCACCGGAGACCAGAACACCACCGTGTCAGCAGCCGTCAAAGTAATTCCATGTGCTGCCGATTGCGGTTGAATGATCAAGACTCTTGGATCTGTTGCTGTCTGAAATCTGTTTATGATGTCAGACCGTTGCCGTGCAGAAACTGATCCTTGGATGACCTCGTTCGTTATGTCTTCTTTCGTCAGGAATTCCCCAACGATGTCGATAGCATGTAGGAACGGCACGAATACTACAACCTTGTTTGTCGTTTCTTCAAGCACTTCTTTGAGCGCACTGAGACGCGGCGAGATGTCGAACTGCACTACATCGTGCTTGTCCGTGTACACCGCACCTGCTGATATCTGTAAAAGTTTATTAAGTGATGCTGCTGCATTTACAGCAGTGATCTGTTCACCTGCTGCTTCTATCAGTAATTGCTTTTTTAACTCATTGTAAAATTTCTGTACCTGTGGCGTTAGCGGTACATCACGTGTCTGATAAACAACATCAGGCAGATCAAGACATTCTTTCTTTGTATATCTGATAGCGGGTTGCAGCGCACGAAACACCTGATCAGTAGAGTCTTGCTTCGGAACCCATTTAAACTTAGTGATCTGCACCATCACCCGGTCACGCCAAGCCGTTGAAAACTTTGGGACTCTTATGGGTGTAATCAGTTTGGCTAGGCCGAATGCGTCCACTGGAGACTGGGCGGCGGGGGTACCGGTCATCATCCAGAGCCATGTCGTAGGCTCAACTAACTTTGCAAGAATCTTCCATCGTTTCGTGTTCGGGCTCTTGTACGCATTGGCTTCGTCAACAATGATCAAATCGAACTTAGCCTGTTGAAGTTCTTGAAGAACTATTCCGGTGCCATCGTAATTAATCACCGTGAAGTCGTAGTTCTCGTCAATTACTTTCTTACGCTTTGCCGATGACCCATGTGCCACACCGCACGTACGATGTATAGCAGTCTTCATGATGTCGGCTTGCCATGCCGAGTACATGATTGAAAGGGGGCAGATGATCAAGGCTTTCTTAATGATGCCTTGGTTCATCAGGTAGTCAGCCGCCCAGATCGCTGCTGATGTCTTGCCTGTTCCCGCCTCGTTGAAGCAGAAGGCCCGCTGCCTGATGCTCAAGAAGTAAGCCGTGTCTCGCTGATGCGTAAACGGCGTGTAGAACCCCGGCCACGTGTAGTCACGCTGCATGGGCGAAGGAATCTTTGGAATGTTTTGACTTGGTAGAAAGTTATCCAAGTACGTAGCGAGAGTCTTCATCTCGCCATGATCCCAACAAACAAGCAATTCTTTGCTGTGCTTGTTGTCTTGTATTATTTCGCTGCGTTCTAAACGTGATGTAATTTCAGAGGCAAACGAATTTGATGCAGTGAATTTCACTGCTGCGTTATCAACTATTTCCATACTGTACCTACTGAGTTAAAAGCCCGTATCGTGGGCCAGACGGTTGACGCCTAGGCAGGACTTGGTAGCAAAAACCTATCGCCAACTGACGCAGTTATTCTGAGGGAAAGTGGGTGGGGGAACCCTCATGCACACTTGCGTCTAGTGCTTCACTTCATCGACCCGCTTGCTGTTCTGCGGAACGAACGATTCTTAGAAGGTGACTGTAGCCTAGTCCCATCGCCGTTGCTACCTCCTTTTGAGAGTGCTTTGACATGGGCAACGTCCTTACCCTTTCGGCTAATACCTTTCTTATCGTAGGATCTACGCGCTCGCTGGCGCTCCATTCGATTTTCGTGTTCGCCTCTTTCGACCTGCTGCTTGTACTCTTTTTTGTACGGACGGCTTTTGTTCACGTACGGCATCGTAGTTCTCCATTAAGTCTGCTGTTTGATCTAGTACATCTTTAATGTACTCGTGAAACTTAAAGTTAGCATTAAACCTGTCGGCAAGTTTGTTGTACATGGTCGTGAGTTTTCTGCATCGACCCATTTCGTATGCACGGGCTGCACTAAAATGCGCCACTTTTTCTTCTAAATTCTTTATCTCACGGCGCTTCTTTGCGAGTAACAGTTGAAGTTCCGCTATCTCGATGTCCTTGTCATCCTCAATCATGCGCTACCTCTCTCTATAAAAGTTACAGGTGTTGACAGGACACCACCCACATAGCGGCCCCGCCTTCGGGAACCAGACGTTGTTTTCATACGCCACTTCAAGCCGCGCCAGATCAGGAAAAAAGTTCTGCCACAACTTGTTAATGTCCTTCCTGTTGTACTCTTCCGTCACGAACGTGTTGTGCATCACGAACAGTAGCCCTGCCTTGATCGACTGCACTTCGGGGAAGTGTGCGTAAGTCATCAACGCCATCAACTTCAACTGCTTTGGATCAGGGTATCGGTTACTACCTGTCTTGTAGTCCACGATGTAAGCATCGGCCCCATCGACGATGAGCAAGTCAACGATGCCTCGCACCCACCTAGTATCGGAATCAAACGCGCACGGCTCCTGATCCTTGGTCAACGCCATTTCATGCTCGCAGTATTTCGTACCGCCAATCTCCAGCAGCGCGTCCAACTGTGGTTTAAAACGCTCATAGTTCTTGGCTAAACGAACACCGTCCCGCACGTAGTCTTCACATGCCTTATGAACTTCTGTCCCATACAGCATCTGGTGCGTAGTCTTTTTCTCAAAGTCCTTCGCTACCTTGGTGTGGTAATACTGTTTAGGACAATTAATGAAGTCCTTCAAACTGCTGAACGACCACTGAATCACTAGCAATCCCCGTAAGACTCGCCGTATTTGGCTTCGCAAGCCACCGGCAATCCCGCAGCCCACTCTGGTGGAGTAGACATGACCTCCGTAATAAACGCAACGGCCTTGTCTAATTCATTCTTGGGCGCGACGATTACAGCCGCGTCATGCACCGTCAAGACCGGACGGTATTTTTCCCGGATCTTGAGCATCTGCTCACCGACGATGATACGGGCCAATGCCTGCACGATGTTCTCCACCATCGCGCCGCCCCAGATAGAAGTTATCCCTCGCCGTGATTTGTAAATGTACTTCTTATCACTGAGCCGCAGGTCTGGGTATCGTATAAACAATTCATTAGGGAGACGAATGCCGGAAGCTGTGACAGCTATTACTCCCTCTTTACCTATAGAGTAAGGGCGTAATTGATGAGGCCAAGACGCTAGGTGCGTTAGCGCACTATCACATTCACGCCACAGATCCGTGATCATGTGGTTGGACTCGCGGTACAGATCGACAATACGTTTGCACTCTTCTTCGGGCAGGTCAGCCCCCGGCGGCTGAGTCTTCAGCGTGTGCTGCAACTTCTTTGCCCCGGTGCCGTAGCCGAGTCCAAGGATGCAAGTCTTACCGACGAACCGTTCGACCGGATCAGCCTTGGTGATGGACTTCTTGTAGACCTTGGATGCAAAGATCGAATACACATCCTCGCCGTTGGCAAACTGCCGGGTCACATCATCCTGCCCTGCAAGCCACGCCAAGACCCTTGCCTCAATCTGAGAAGAGTCACAGTTGATAATGACATGGCCTGCCGGGGCCATGATCGACCGCTTCAGCGTTTTCTTTTTCTTGTCACGGCTTGGGAGATTCTGGAAGTTGACCGAATCAGTCCCGGCCCAACGGCCTGTGTGAGCGCCGTAATACTTGAGCGGGATAGGTAGCCGACTGCGATTCCTAGAACCAATCCCGATAAAGCGTTCGATGCGTGACTCTTCTATGGTGGACTTGGTACCAAGACGGACGGCACATAACTGCTGAACGAACGGGTCTTCGTGTTCTAATAACTCAATAAACCCTTCATCGTTTTTGGCAAGTGCAAAAGTTTCCTTACCTGTAGTTGGACTAATTTTCATCGGCACCGGCACGTTCAGATCTGCCAGTACCGCCGCGAACTGCGGGTTGCTTGCCAACTTAGCCCGAACTTCCTCTTCGGTAGCGCAGCCTAGTCTGCCTTGCAATCCCGCCAAGAGTTCGCTCTTCTCGTTCTTAACTTCTTCCAGTCGCTCGACCAACATCGCGTCGTTCACTTCCAATACAGGAATCGTGTACATCCGCAACGTCATGTCGATCAGATCTAGTTCCGATGGGGGAAAATAATCTGATATAAAAGTATTAAACAAGGCAAAAGTAAGGCTGACATCATTAATACAATAGCCGCCATAACGATGAAGATCGGCAGGAGTAAAATCCTGACGGCGTTTGCCAAGAGCCTCAACCACTTCGGTGCCTTTCTGCCCAAGCCCATACATCTTCACCAAGTTTGCTAATGATCCGCTTACATCAACTCCATGCTTGGCCCGCGCCATGCACAGCGTATCGAAGTAGTAAGCAGGAACGATGTTAAAGATAAACGATAGTATAGCCCCGTCAAACATGGTGTTGTGACAGAGCAGCGCCGACTCCACCCAGTTAATCTGGTCGAGTCGTGCTTTAATTTCTTTATGGGTGCCAGTAATCCACTCTGGCTGGTTATCGTCAATTTTAATCGCAACGCCGATGACTTCAAACAATGGACTACGGATGTATTCTTCCGTCGTTAGTTTAGTCAGGCTGAACTGCTGCGAGTAATACGTCTCAAAGTCAAGTGTTACGAACGCCACGTTTACCACCCCTTTTAAGTTCTGCTACCTCTTCCCGCAATCGTCTGATCTCGTAGTAGCACTCCCACAATACGCTACCTACCGTAAGAAATTTAAACTCAGTCGTCGTTGATGCGTCGTTGACCTCACGGGGAAGTTCACGTATCAGGTCAAGCACATCGTCTTCAGTACCCATTTGTAAGACTCTCTACTACTGGTGAAACTTTATAGTCTCTACTAAAAACACTTTTATCCAAGGCTTTGGGTTCGATCTTCTTGTTCAAGTAGTCGATCCCGGTGAACTGTATGTACTCTTTGAGAGACCTGCGAGTGCCAAGTCCATATATACCACAGTTGTCGCCCGTTACTACACGCTCCAATCGCTTAAATGATTTAGCGTTTAAATCTTGCCAAGTAGTCTGCTTCTTCACGCCGTCATCCCAAAAGCGTTTCTTGTATGCAGAGATGTAGTAGTGGTAGAACATCAGCGGCGAGATGTGAAAGATGTTATAGCCATGCGTCCATGACCTGAGAGCAATACTCTGCTCCTCGCCCTCAAAGAAGATGTGTGGATCATACGGCACTTCCTCTGCCCACTTACCTAGTGTGAATAGGCATCCCGCCGCGACCATGTAACCCGGCACAAAGTTCCTCTTGGGAACGTAATCACACTGTACGCCTACGAAGTAGTTGTCCTTGAATAAAGCATCTTTCTGGACAGGGCGACAGACTCTGGTGAGCGTTGCAAACTCGTTGGCATCTCTAAGTTTTTCTACAGGATTGTTCCTGATGTCGTCGTCCTTGGCTTGCAAAGCGTAGGGCATGTTTGTAATTAATGGTCTCTCATGATGCTCCATGAGATGCTTCATGGCCGTATGCATCAGGCCATCCCAACCGGGGTCGAACCCGATGTGAGAGTCTAGTTGGAAGTAGTAGTCTTCGTTGTTCCAGAGAGTCTGCCCGACACTCCGCGCCCAACAACAGCCACGGCTCTGCTCGGGATCAACACGCACATACCGTATCTGATTGCTAAACGGTAGGTCAGACGGATTAAAAAATTCTTTATCATAGGACTGCTCGACTATCCCGAACACTAGCGAGTCCTTGTGCTTAGCGTTGTCATAAGCATCCTTGATAGTCCACGCCAGAAGCGGATCACGGTAGGACGCAATGCTGATGAAGATCTTAGGGGGCATTCCGTTTTCTCAGGTGTTCTATCTCTGCCTTCAACACACTGATCTCTTGTGCCAGAAGGTTAGCCTCTATCTGATAGCCCGCCCTACGAATCGCTGCCAAGGCCTCGTCAATCTTCGCTTGCTGTGAGTATTTCCACGGTTGCAGTTCTATCTCACGCTGCCATGATCCCGGTGGGGAGATGTTATCTACGGTCATGTCTCACCCCTCGCCCGAATCGCGTTGGCTACGCCGCTTGGACAGGTGTCACAGGTCGGCTCGTAAGATTCGGCCACTTCCGCACACGCCTCCCGCTCGGCTAACACAGCGTCTTGCAAATCATCGGCGGTATAAAGCGGAATCGGATTTCCCCAATCCTCCGCAACTTCTCTGACGGTGGTCGTACGGACGGCACGTTCTACCCCTTCTTCTTTGGGAAGTTCCTGCATCCATGCGGTTGGTTGAATAATCATTCGTCGCTCCTAGTTCTGATGGCGGCGGCATAGTTTTCTGCCGTTGGCATTTCTGCTTGGTAGTCAAACTCATCGGCAGCAATCTTGAACGTCTCTGGCAACCTCTCGCATACCTTTGCACACGCCTCCCGCTCGGCGGTGGCAACAAGGGCGGCGAAGCGAACCAAAAATTCACCCATCTCGTCTTCTTCCCCGTCATCGAAGTGAGGGAGGCAACAGTCGCATTTCAACTCGCCAGCCTCTCGCGCCATGCGGATGATGTCGTCGCGGGTCATAAATACACCGCGCCCACAACGCAGCCCACGGAGAAACACACCACCGCCAACATAATCTCAGCGGCAATCATGTCGGTCTTGGCAGACTTCTCATCCAGAAGTTCTTTCTCCAAGTCGCTGATCCGCTCGTTCAGTCGGTCAACGATGTACTCATTTGGCCTGTTCACTTTCCTTCCTCGTCTGGTCGCGCACCAACGTCAGTAGTTTGCAGATCACGTGCGTTTGCGAATGCATTTGTTTAGCCTTAGACATCATGTCGTACTCCAGTGCATACATTTGGATGATGTCCCATCGAATAATTTCTAATTGACCATCGTCACCTATCTTTGCCCAGATTGTGTCGGGCATAGCAACTTTCTTTATATGTTCTTCGGGGACGATTAGGTACGCCTCGTCATCTTCAAGAATTTCTTTTTTAATTTCAGACATCTCATATCTCCTTGGCTACTGCCATCCACTCTTCAGCGTACTCAGCATTCTGCCAGTCTTTAAACCACGGCCCGCCGCGAGTGAAGTGAACGGCTTGTGGGTTCGGGCAATCGTCCTTCGTATGCCATCCTTCTAAATAGTTATAGGCGATGGGTAACTCACCGATACAAGAGTCCCACAGGAACCGTAACTGATGCAGCCACATACCCGGCTCACGGTTTACAACCTCGGGAGTCAGCGCCTTCACGTGCAGATGCCCGCAGTTCCACAAGATCATGCTGCTCCAATTCTTGCGCGGGTACTGATGCTGAACCTTGCCATCCATTTTGTGAGATTCTTTCGGCTTGTAATCGTGCTGTACGACACACGCACCAAAGTACGGATTCATGTAGTCCTGCAATGCAGCAATGTCGCCTCGCCAGAGAAAGTCACAGTCCATGAACACCGCCCACCCTTTGTATCCTGCAAGGTGCGGCACAAGGAAACGTGTGAAGGAAAATTCCGTCGATGACAGCGGGTCATGCTCCCGCCAGTACAGGTTCCTCTCACGCATCTCCTGTTGCTTGATCGGCTGAATGTCTAAGGGAATGGATGTATGCCTGAGAAGTGACTCTTTGCATACCTGATACGCGATGTCCTCGCGGCTGTCCCAACCAATAAAAATTTTCATAATTTCCTCAGTATCCAATCGTCCACCACACGATCCACTACCTTGTACTTCAACTCCCGCATCAAAAACCGCACCGCTGCGTGTGGGCCTTCTTCGGAAGGAGCGTGTTTTTCTTTCTGCTCAACGATGATGACAGGATCGTTCTTGCGTAATGTTTCTATCCCACCTTTGATTACGTCTAACTCATACCCTTCAACGTCAATCTTAATAAAGTCCACGTTGTCAAAATGATAATGATCCAACGGCAGCATCTGAATAGAACCCGCTACGCCCCGCACCACCTTCGCCATACCTGTGTTGTCTGGTGGGATTTCTAGGGCAACCGCTCCTTGCCCTTTGCCAAGTGCAATCTCGTGGACAGTAGCCTTTGGCGCGTTCTTGGTAAGTAACTCCAAGAACTCTTTGCACGGCTCAAACGAATGCACAGTCTGAAACTTGTCTGTAAGTTCTCTTGACCAAAGCCCTACGTGTGCGCCGATGTCCAACGCTATGCGAAACTTCTTGCAATACTTCAATGCCGTCTGACGGTGAACAGGTTGGTACTCTGGCGTACCTGCTAACTTAAAATACTCGCTCATGTGAGTATCGTTATCGGGTAGCCACCATCCTTGTACTTCTTTCATGACACCATCTCAAAAAGTTGCTTACGAGTTGGCCCCTTGTAATGCATGATCTTGGCTTCTCCAATATCAAACTCTGGTAGGCACCCATACACAGACTCAGGCATCGTACTGCACTTGTATTTTCGTGAACGCTTCTTTTCTTTAGCGTAGCGTTTCAATAACTCCTGATCTCCGTACCACTTGCGGTACTTGGGGTCTAAGTCATCAAACCATTCAAACATTTCTTGCCAAGGCTTTCCGTCTCTCGTAGCAGTAGCACAAGCGATAAATGGATACACTTCGTCGATTGTTTTACCGGCGTACTCGTCAAACCTGATACCACGTTGATCGATGTTAAACATTGCTTCGCCTTGAAATTCTCGTCGGCACATGACAACGCCATTGCCATTTAAAACATCTTCAACTACGACGCGATCTCTGAAGATCATGTCTGTGTCAATGTAGAGCGCGGGTACATCCAAGTTTAATTGAGCAAACGCTTTAACTCGTGATGTCATCAGTTCTTCACGGTTTAAATCGTAGTCATGGCGTTCAGTTATGCCCATTACATCTGGCGTATCTTTATCCGTCAGCATGATGACGTTGGCATCAGGGTTGTACCGCAGCAAAGACTTGACCATCTTCTGTGGCGCAGAGATGTCATCACCGATGTGCATGAACACAAAGTTGTCTCTGACCCTCTCCGCATTGAAGTTCAGCATCAGATCCAATTCATCCTTGACTTGCTTCAACTGCAAGTCCCACGGCGCGTTCATGTTCTCGCGCTGATAAATCTTGACCCCGCTGTACCACATACTCTCGTTGCCGAAACGGTTGTTCCAGTACCAGAGTTTGTTGGCATCAAGCAGTAAAACATCTTTACCCATCGCCCCTGCCAGATGCACGGTCGCGCACGACGGCGAGATAACAACAGAGCAAATTTCAATCAACGCTGCTACGTTCTCCAGATCAAGGAACGTATCAATATGTGTCGTGATCAGGCTTGGATGAAAGTCCACGCCTTCCTTTTGTGCTTCACCATACTGAAGATTGATGAACTTGAGATACGGTGTATCAAGTATGGGCTTGAAATCCGCAAGTGGCACAGACTTGTGTTTACCAATTACGGGAGCCGCGCTTGTCCAAGAAAGTCCTACAACAAAATCATCGTCCCGCAATTTGTACTCTTTGCGTAAGGCTTTCACACGATCAGGATCAGCCTTGATGTATGCCATTGAGACATTAGGCTGAATGTCACGTACTGATTTAATGAAGTATTTACCCATGCTCGCAATCGGAATGTGCGAATCATGTTCTTTCATTTTAATTCGCGCATTGTGAGACAGGAACGTGACGTTCTTTGCCTTGCACCCACGCTGAAGCAGATTCATCAGGCGTAGATCAATCAGCACGGTGACATGTTCTACCTCACGCGCTAACGCTTCGATAAGCGATGCGTACAGTAACTGATCACCAATCCCTTGTTCACACCATACAAGCGGGCGCTTCAGCCCTTTGCCTCGTTCCCACTGAGGGTGCTTGGTATGAAGTGTTGGAGATTTAAATGACTTACTACCCCACCGCCGTTCGTAACCTTTCCACCCTGCTTCAAAGTCACCCATCTGAAGGGCTAAAAGTCCAACAGTCCATGCAGCGTCAAAGTTGTCGGGTTCTAAGCGAGTAGCAGCCTCAAAATGTTTTCGTGCTTGTTCCCACCGATGCATCTCCCAATGACACCGCCCCATCTGCAATTCAACTGCCGTGACAATCGGAAGTGCCAAGTGAACATTGTTTAGGATACTAATCGCTTCGTCGTACTTGCCCTGCTCAGCCGCTTCAAACCCAGTCTTGTAAATAACTTGAGCAAAGTCGGGTAGCGTTTGCTGTTTAGGTTTAGTTTCTTCGTTCACCAGTATTCTCTCCCGCTACGCTTTGCTGCCCAGTCAGGGGGCGGCACTCGCATCCTGTCTCGCTCTACATCCCACATCCATCTACGCCATGCATTCTTTAGCCATGTGATCATGTGGCCTCCTGCGGAACGATCTGAAGAAGCGAGAAGGGAATAGAGATCGCGGTCTTCCTGCCTTCACGTGGGTAGATCAACGCTCTAGCGAAAGACTCCACCATCATGGCATTGACCACACCTTTCTCAACGCCCTCAAAATCGTCGAACACAAACACCGTGTCATCGTGAATGATCTTAGACAACGGCTCAACATCTTTCGGGGACAGTCGTCCATCAAGATAGACCAGATCGACTTTGACTTCTTTTTGGGCTAGATCCGCAAACATTTCATGCGACGGCTTGTTCGGATACTGAACGAAACCCTCGTCATTCAGATTGATGTTGTTGGAGTAGTCGCACGTGTAGATGTAAATCGGATCACACGCAAGCATCATTGTCCGTGTTGATACGCCGATAAACGTACCTACTTCGGCAATGTGCCTCGGATTAAAAAACTTCGTGATTTTATAAAGTTCTATCGCATCGTCGTACGGCACAGAGCCTGTCTTGTAGTCAGCCTGCTCACGCAAGTGTTGCTGATCCTCAATGATCTTTTCGACAGCCTCAAACGGGAAATCACCGACCTTCTCATCGATGATGCCCCACACAATATCACTTAGCCGCTTGCGGCCTATTAGCACCGGATTCATAACCCACCTCTCGTTCAGCCAACATTCTGTCGGCTATGTTGTAAGAAATTTTAGAAGTCTCTTCGGCAGAGAGGGCGACCCCGTGGGACGTTAGCAACCCTTGCATAGCCTTGGCTGCAAAATAGTCCCGCAGGGTCATCCCATGTCCCCACCATGTCAAACGCTCCGCTTCCAACTGAGGGAAAGCGAATTCGTTTCTAGGTTTCACGCATCTCTCCGCGCTTCGATCTCACGCTCCAAGTAGAAGCGGGCCTTCTCCAAGTCCTGTAAAGGATCAGAATCTACTTTCTTACCGGTACGGCTGATGTACTTGACCACGTTACCCAGTCGGTAATTAAGATCTTTAGCCTCGATGAACTTCAGCGTGTCTATGCCACCATCGGTGTAGTGCGGGGGACGATTGACAAGATCAAGTTTCTTTTCTGCTACATTCAACTCAGCAAGTAATTTAATGGCCGAGTCTTTGTACTGTGGTTGGACAATTAACTTCGTTGGCTTCTTCTCAATCACATCCAAGGCTTGTTTCATTTCTTTCACAGCCTTGACGATCTTCGACTTCTTTTTCTTGGGTGCGGTCTTACCTTTTTTATCAGTCCAACGCACGTAGTACACGTACGCCTCGCTTGACTTTGTGGCCTTTGCCACTTGCTTGATTGAGTTCCCCTTGCTGAGAAGGGACAGGATCTTCTTTGCTTTGGACATGACTTAATAACTCCTTGCGTAGGTTCTCTACGTTTGTTTCATCAACTATCAATGCGATGCCACCGGCTTTACGTATGTCATCGTGGTTCTTCAACTGAAGTGCGGTGGCCTTCCCACCGTTTGCTTTTGTCTCTATACCATAAAACAACCCGGCGATACAAATAATAAAATCTGGCGCTCCGCTGTTCCCGTAGCCCCCTGTAACTGGCATCACGTAGTAGGCGTTCAGATCAGCAAGAATCTCTTTGACGCGCTTCTTTACTTTGGCTTCTGGAGTCATGGTTCCTCATGGCAATCAGCGTATTAACTAATACGCTAACTAACCACGGGAAACTTCGCCGCGCAACTCCTCTAAGACTTTTTCTGGCAAGACCAATACGTATTCACATACGGAAAACCGCCAACCGATATCTTTAGATGCCTCTGGATATTGGGGCAAAAACGGGAAATCAAACATAGGACTCCATGCTCCTATGTACTGCCCATCTTCTTTCTGCCAATTCCATGCGTGGATCATGGCTAATTTAGTTCTTATATGATCGGGCAACTCATTTAAGGGCAGCATCCTGATCATGCAGTCACCCACGTGGATGTGCAGATTATTGTCAACAAGTTCGGCGTACACCCGCTTGTTGCCATCGTGAAAAGGTAGTGGATCGTGATACATACCTTACCTCGGCAGGATCATTACTTTCCCCCAGTTCGCCGCACCGATATCCATCCAGATGTTTCTCTGATCAATCTGCGGAGTCAGAGAGTCTGCGTTCCGGTGTACCTTCAGCATCATCAGCGCATAATCTAATTCACGACGGTACTCTTCAGGGATGGCGTCATAGCGCGGGTACCACTTGGGCATCAGCGAGAATGGTGCAAAGTCATGCGTCTCACCGTGCGGCAGAGAGTCACCCCACTTGTAGATATCCAACCCTGCAACCGCACCATCGGGGAAGATCGCGCCCAGTATGACACCGTGGTTGACCTCGTTGATCAACACCCACTTGCCTTGGTCGAAGAAAGTTTTAGTCTTCTCAATAGCCTCTTCAAACTTGTTGTTGTTCAGCGTGTAGTCGTTGTACTTGCTGTCGAAAGTTTGGCGCATATCAGCGGGCATCTGGAGCATGGTGGTCTTACCCATGACCACGTTCGATAAGAATGTAGTGATATCAGAGTTATACTCAACTGTCGGGCGGCTAGACACGCTGCGACCGTACGCCCTATCTACTAACGTATCTGAGATAGAGCGCAGGACATTCGATACAGCACGTATCGCATCAGTCGAAGTACGTGTCAGCCATGATACTGCTACGTGATCAGAGTTCTTGGACAGTTTGGTTCGGAGATAATTTGCGCTTGTACTACTGATCAGGACATTACTCGACGGCTCAGACACACCATCGCTCGTCGCTGAGAAGTCGAACGTACCACGGTTGCACCTGACCTTACCCACCATGAAGCCTTCCGGTGTAGTAAGTAGCGCAGACATGATAGTTTCTTTCGGATCTGCACTCGTAGAAAGTTGATTGTTGACGATGTGACCGACACGAATCTTTCTCTCGGTGGTGTTGTACATGGTCGCCACGATAGGGAACAGCGGAGAGCGAATGAAACTCTGCTTCTCTATGAATGAATGCTGCCCCTCAAGGAAGAGATCATCGGTATTGAATTTGATTCTGGCCTTACCCACTTTCATAACTCCTATCGTTGATTGATATCTTTACCATCGAGCCACACTTCGATGCCGTTACCAGAGTATGCACCGTCGTTGCCTCGCTCAAACTTAAACGCATCTACCTTTGCGTACTGCATCCACTCGCGCCC